CCGCATCTATCGCGGATCTTGAACAAGATGCCAGATGCTTACATTGACCGCTGGATCAAGCACACGCGCACCTACGAGGCGGTCTGGGCCGTCGTGGTGCCGCCGGAGAACTGCCCTAAACCCAATGTCAAAAACTGAAAGAAGAACATGGAACGACTAAACCACGAGGAAGTCCTAGACCTGCTAAAGGACAAACTCATTTTCAAATACACACCAGCTAAGTATCGTCCGATGCTGATGGTGAGCGTGATGGATCTGTCTGATGAAATGCAAGACGAAATTGAGCGCCGAAAGTTTATGCCGAAGGTTTCGGGCGGCCGGAAAGTTGACGTAGATGTGGCCGTTAACAGGATCGCCGAGCGCGATGCAATGCACGACACAGAACGCAAAACCATGCGCGAGCACATCGTTTTCTTGGGTACGCAGCTGGAGAACGAGCGCCATCGCTCGAAAGAGAAAACCGATTTCCTGCGCCGTCTGCTGCACCCGGAGGATCTGGGTCACGCCGTAACGCCGGAAGTTCGGAAGTTGGCCTACGCAATCATCAATAACGAATTTAACGAACAGCGCGATCAGGAGAACAAGAAGTGACGCCGCTACAGGAGTTTGTAAAGAACCGCTGCGTGATGCACGAGGGCTGCTGGGAGTGGGCCGGCGCCGTCCAGCCGCACGGCAGCACGCCGACGATGCGCCATAACGGCCGCGTGGCTGGCGTGCGGCGCTTCCTCGCGATCGACATGGGTAAGGAAGTCAAGGGCAAGGTCGTGACGCACAAGTGCGGTAACCCTGCTTGCGTGAACCCCGAGCACCTGGCGGTGATCACCCGCGGCAAGCTGCAAAAGCGCATCGCCGGCGAGAGGAACTACAAGACGAACCCGCTGCGTCAGAAGAAGATCGCGGACAAGGCGCGCGAGAACTCAAAGCTGAACCTCAGCATCGTCGAGCAGATCCGCGCCGCGGACGGCTCGCAGCGCAAGATCGCCGCAGAGTACGGCATCACGCAGGCCACCGTGAGCTGCATCAAGAGCGGGCGCACCTGGCGCGATTACAGCAATCCTTTTTCGGCCATTGTTGGAGCACTGACAAGATGAAGCAATTAATCCTTCGCCCCTCCGCCGCCTCGCGCTGGCTCGCCTGCCCGGCTAGCGTCAGGCTGTCCAAGGACATCCCCGAGCAACCATCAGGCGATGCAGCAATGGCCGGCACGGCCATCCATGCGTTGGCCGAGACCTGCTACCTCACCGGCGATAAGCCGCAGAACAGCCTGGGCGCCACTGTCGAAGGCGTCGTGATGGCGCAGTGGCACGTCGATATGGCGCAGCAGCACCTGGACGCGATCCTCGAGATTGAGGACTTTGTCGGCGCTGAGAACGTCAAGGTCGAGGAGCGCGTGCTGTACGCCGACTGGGATACTGTTCTGCTGCGCGGAACGGCTGACGTGGTCGCCTTTAACAGCTACACGCTCATCATCGCGGATCTGAAGACGGGCGCGAACTACGTCGATGAGAACAGCGACCAGCTCAAGATCTACGCGCTCGCCGCCATTGCGTCATTGCAGCTGGAAGGGATCGAAGAGGTGGAGCTGCGCATCGTGCAGCCACGCACTGGCGGTGTGCGCATCCACAGGATGACGCTCGACGATCTGCGCAAGTGGGAGGACAACGTCCTGCGGCCGGCCATGATGGCCGTCATCTACGACACCGCCAAGCCGACACCGTCAGAGAAAGCCTGTCAATATTGCCCGGCAAAGCTGACCTGCCCTGCGCAGCATGAGGCTTTCCAACTTGTGGAGAAGCAACCCAACATCACCGCGATGACGAAGGAGGAGATTCAGGCCGTTATGGTTCGGCTCTCCGACGATCAGATCAGCGACCTTTTAGACCGCGCACCGATTGTCGAAGCCTTCATCGACAGCCTCAAGAAGCACGCGCTCAGGCGCATGGAAGACGGGGGCACGCTTGCCGGGTGGCAACTCGCGCCCAAGCGCGCCACGCGCAAGTGGAAGAGCGAGGCAAAAGCCAAGGAAGCGCTCATCGAAGCAGGTGTTCCTGTGGAGAAGCTGTTAATAACAGAGTTCATTACGCCGGCAGCTGTGGAAAAGCTATTAGCAAAAGAGCAAAAGGTAATGCTTGAGGATTTAACCGTAAAGGAATCCTCGGGCGTCACCATTGCGAGGGACGCGAGCCTGCGTCAATAATCAACGCCCCGCAAGGGGAATCATCAACTCTTGAAAGCAAAACGCGAAATGCTAAATCTGTCTTCTGGTGGCGGCAACGCCAACTATCTGCGCTTCTCCCCTCAAGCGAATGCGTGGACCAACTCCAACAACGAAGAAGTGCAACTAAAGAAAGTCGTCTTCGACTTTGACAACGTAACGACCGGCTGGCTATTGCTTGGCACCGGCGTGCGTGACTGGCAACCTGATGCATCCATTGGCCGCAAAGGTGCGCAGCCTACTCCTGACCACAAGCGCGGTTTCGAGGTGACGTTCTATAACAAGGAGATCGGCACCGCGTCGTGGTCCTCCAACGGCGTCGGTCCCAACATGGGACTGGAAAGCCTGTACACCGCCTGCGCCGCGCAGCGCGAGGCCAACGCGGGCAAGCTGCCCGTGGTCGAGTACAAGGGCAGCCGCATGGAGAAGATCGGCAAGGGCACCACGCGCATTCCGCAGTTTGTCATCACGTCGTGGATCGACCGTCCTGCTGGCATGGGAGCGCCCAGCGAGGCCGAGGAGTATGAGGCACCGGCACCTGCACCTGCGCCTGCACCTGCTGCAGCGCCGGCGCCCGCTAGGGCCACGGCTCGGGCGGTAGCGCCAGCGGCGGCTGAAGACGAGATGTTTTAACGCTCGTCGGTAAACAGACCGGGGCCATCACGGTCCCGGTTTTTTGTCTCAATAAAAACTGACATGAAATATTTATCTGTTTGCAGCGGAATTGAAGCCGCAACAGTTGCCTGGCACCCGCTTGGATGGCAAGCGGCGGCGTACTCAGAGATCGAGCCGTTCCCTTCGGCGGTGCTGGCTCACCATTACCCTGACGTTCCGAACGTCGGAGACATGACCAAATTTAAGGAGTGGAGCATTGAATCAGGATCAGTTGACCTTCTGGTCGGTGGGACCCCTTGCCAGTCTTTTTCCGTTGCCGGCCTGCGAAAAGGACTTGCCGATCCGCGAGGAAACCTCGCACTCGTCTATTGCGGAATTCTTGACCACCTTAAGCCGCGATGGTTCGTATGGGAAAACGTGCCGGGTGTCCTCAGTTCAGGAGGTGGACGGGACTTTGGTTCCTTCCTCGGGGCGGTGGCAGAACTCGGGTATGGGTTCGCGTACAGAGTGCTTGACGCTCAGTACTTCGGAGTGGCCCAGCGACGCCGTCGTGTGTTCGTTGTCGGACATCTTGGAGACTGGCGTCCTGCCGCAAAGGTTCTTTTTGAGCGCGAAAGCCTGCGCCGGGATTCTGCGCCGAGCAGAAAAGCGGGGGAAAGAGTTGCCCCAACAATTGCAGGCTGCTCTAACGGCGGTGGCTCAAACGGGCTAGGCAGAGATATAGACAGCGTGGAGAGTTTGCAGCCTTACCCTATTGCCAACACCCTGACCGCGAGGATGCACAAGGGCATCAACTCAACGGTGGATGAGGGGCAGACGCCGGTGGTTACGCATTCCCTGCGCGGTGAGGGATTTGATGCCAGCGAGGACGGCACGGGGCGGGGCACGCCGCTGGTGCCGGTCGCTATGCGCGAGTCTGGACAGGGATACTGGATGCAAGACGATATTGCCGGAACGCTCAGGGCTGAAGGTGAGGATCGCCCAAGCAGGCCCAGCCATGTCATAGGTGTTCCAGTTGCCTTCCACCCCAAACAAGATCCCATAAGCATCCACCGTCATTGCATAGGCCGCGCCCCGGAGTCCGGGCCGCAGGGCAAGGAGTATCTGATGGATGGTTCTGCCTACTGCATGGACAGTCGAGGCCAGCCACAAGCCGTCGCCTTCCACCCCACACAAGATCCCATAAGCAGCACCGAGGTATGCCACAGCATCGGGGCCAATGAGAACGCGACGGCGGCGGTGGCTACCATGCGCGAGTCAGGTCAAGGCTACTGGGTGCAAGACGATATTGCCGGAACGATAGACGCCAACATGGGGATGAGCGGACACGCTAGTCGGCCTGCCGTCATCAAGCAACAGACCATGCAAGTACGCCGCCTAACACCCACAGAGTGCGAGCGCCTGCAAGGTTTTCCCGACAACTACACCGCCATTCCGTGGCACAAGAAACCCATTGAAGATTGCCCCGACGGGCCGCGCTACAAGGCGCTCGGTAACTCTATGGCCGTGCCCGTTATGGCGTGGATCGGCAAACGAATCAATGAACTCGAGGCATAAATGCAAGCCGAAGAAATCGCAAAGCAATTAGGCAACGCGAAGAAGGTAAACGGTCAATGGTTGGCAAGCTGCCCAGTTCCGGGCCACGGCAGAGGTAACGGCGATAAGAACCCGAGCCTGTCGATTAGCGAAGGCCCGGACGGCAAGGCGCTATTCCACTGTCATGGGGGATGCGATCAGACAAGCGTGTTCTCCACTATGAGAGAGCGCGGTTTCCTGCCGGAACTTGAGCCGCGCAACGAACCTCTGGCGCTGATCAAGCCCATCACCAGGCAGCTTGAGCAGGAGTGGCACTACAGCGACGAGGAAGGTGTGACGCTTTTCATCAAGCAACGATTTCGC